CTCCGACCGTTTCTGTTTGTCTGGGCCCCGTGTCCAGTTCTTTTCTTTTTCAAAAGAGGCGTCGTCGAGGCAAGGGCGGGTGCCTTGTCGCTCTCGACGTTAATCCTCAATCGCCTGGTGGGGGTCCCTCATCCTCCACGGTAAACTTAAAAGAAAAGGTTGTCCCAGCCAACCAGGGATGTAAAAGATTGGCGCGCAATGGAGGGCTTGCGCGAAGAGCTGTGAGGCTACTTGCCGATGATCAGTCGCTGGAAAGTGAGAGGGTTCGTCCCTTACCTCGCCGGATCGTATGCGGTCATCTTCGTTCCGCTATCCGGTCAACTTTCTCTGACGACCTTACCCCGGTCCAAGAGCTAAGTATCAAAACGGCACAGAAACTCGAAATGGAGCCGTGCTCGTTCTGCGAAAGTGGAAAGAGCGAAATACTTAGGAGATATAAAGAAGAGAGGTTCAGACCAGCCGAACCGGTGGGGGAGCAATTCCTCGCTCGCTTCAAAAAGGCCTGCGCGTGTAACGTGGCGCGTGGATGGAACCCGAAAAAGTTCCCTTATATCCCTAATGGGAACGCGAGTCGTAAATTTTCTCGCAAGGAGGGTGGGAACTGGAACGTGGAAAGTTTCAGTTCTGGGTGTCGGACGGAGCTTGTCTATTCGTCCGGCAAACCGAGGGTGGTCACGCTCTATTCGTCTGAGAACGTGGCACGACTAACACCCTTGCACCATGCCTTGTACGACTCACTTCAAAGGAAGGGTTGGCTCTTACTAGGTCCACCGACCGAAGAACGAGTCAGACGACTCAACCATGGGGTTTCCGGCCCATATGTATCCGTGGATTATTCCGCGGCTACTGACCGTATTAAGACCTGCTTTGTGCAGGCCATGGTTGAGGTCCTGCTCGAGAAGAGCGAGGGGTTGACTACGGACGAAATCGAAGCACTCCAAGTGCTGTCAAATCTCCGTTTCGATCCGGACGATCCAGTTGCCGTTCGCGGACAGCCGATGGGTAGCCCTATGAGCTTCCCGCTACTTTGTCTGATAAACAAGGTAGTCGTCGACCTCTCGCTCGCAGATCTCCAGGAAAACGGTAGAATCTCGGCAAAGCAATTTGCTGAGCATCGCTGTCTGATCAACGGCGATGATCTCCTATATCGCGAGTTTGACAACTCTCGCGATATCCTTGCCGGTATCCTCCGCAACGGGGCCTTGACTGGCCTTGTCGTGAACGAGGAAAAAACGATGGTGGACGACCATTGGGCGGAAATTAATAGTACCGCTTTCTACAATGGTGTCAGGAGAAAGAAAACGAATGTCGGCGTCCTTGTCAAGAGGAGCGCAGTGGCGGACCCGATCGGATTTTTAGCCGATTCGATCGTCCGGAGGCGGAATTTCCGGCGTCTTCTCCTCTTTTGGGAGAAGCCTATTAGATACGCCGAAAGGAAGCTACAAGGCCCGATCCCTAGGTGCTTTTATAGCGCCTTGTGGTGCGTTCGGGATGCACTGTGCTCCGCCCCCAGGGGACGAGCCAAACCGACCAACCCCTTTCCCGTAGTACCCCGGCCTGCAGGGTACGATTTATCTCGCGAGAAAGAGGTTGCGCTAATCCACCTTCGGGTGGCCAGGCTGAAGGGATGGGGATATAGACCTGAGAAACCTGTCAGGTCACAGCCCCACCTGGAGAGGGTGAGTATCCAGCTCGCCCTAAGAAGAAGAAAACCAGCCGAGGAAGACCTTATCCTGAAAGTCCTCGCCGACGGCTGGTACTGGGAGGTAAAAGAAAAGTTGCGAATAGAGGACGATGCCGAACCCGTGCTGACCACATGGGCCTGGGGCTCGGAGTCGAAGGCTAACCTTCTTCTCGACGTACTCGCGGCATTTAAACAAAGGAAACGGTTGGGGTGCGCGACCCCGGACGCAGGGCCTCACAGCCCTGGGGATGGTGATCCATTCTCGCGTGGTGATTCGTTCATCGCATTCGCGGAGCTAGACTGAGAGGGTCTGGTTAGACGCCTAACACCTGAGCTGCGGCAAAGGGTCGATAAGCGGACGCGAGTGGCGTTGAACCACCCCGAGCCTCCGGAGAGA